TTATCCACGTTTAAGTGAAGTGGACACCAATCGGCTTGCAGTTAACGGCGAGAACGAGCATTCTAGTTTAACTACACGTAAGGCAAATCGTATTACTGGTATTGCAACAGCTGACTTTAATCCTGTCATAGTGGCAGACGAATCAGAAATACCTGGTTCAGACAGCGACACATTTGACCAGCCCTCTATTACTTACAATGCAGTTTACCCTTACAACCACGTGTTTGAAAGCGAATCAGGTCATATCAGAGAATATGACGATAGTTTTACAATAGATGAAAATGGCATCCGTACCAACTTTTATCGTATACATGAAAGACATACAAGTGGTACTGCTTACGAAATAGATAATGGTGGTAATAAAACCAATTTGATAGTAGGCGACCAGTTTACCAATGTAAAGGGCAAAGACCAAAACTTTATTGAGGGTAACTCAGACACCACTATAAACGGCAGACACAAGCTATTCATTAACAAAGACGGCAATTCAAATAACAACTACGATATACAAATAGGTCCAAACGCCAACATTAATATACAAGTAGATAAAGGAAACATTAACATGGTTACCGTAGATGGTAACATTAATGTAAACTCAGGTGGTGATTACAACCTACGAGTTGCTGGTAATTACACACAACAAATACTAGGTAATGAATTAAAGACAGTAGAAGGCAGTAGCACTCAGAACACAACGCAGTCTGTAACAATACGTGGTTCTACAATAGATTTAAACCCTTAGAAAAAACGCTATCCGTGGCAGTTAACAAAGTTTAATCTATAAATGTAATAACATCCAACGGCCATATACAGATCACTTTTTATTGTTTTCCAGCTGATTAAATTCGATACTTTCTTTATAGAAAATTTTTCGGAGGATATTTTTACTACCCCAAAGTCGCCTCATTAGACCGTATATCCCTATAGGTAAGACAACATTAATTACACGTTTCCCTCTTACAATCATCATAGTACCATAAAGGTTGTTCTCTATATAAGAAAACCCTATTACTCCTCTAATCATAATCTCTTGCTTTTATTAATACATAAAAAACAAGTATCGTAACTGGTATACCAATAAAAAATAAACCTATCATAATCTCTTCTTTCGAAAGTATCTTCTCCATAATGCAGATCGTGTCATGGACACCACAGTAAAGATTAACGCAATACCCATACTATCAAAGATTGTTGGATGTAAATCAAATAAAGGAAATATTAGGAGTTGTATAAGAACGGCCAATACAAAACCACTACCTACATCTATTACACTTTCTTTTATATCATTCATAGGTGTAGTATACATCATTTGTCGCATATTGTCAAGCTCGTAAGTCTTATATATAACGGTGTACGTCCTTCAGAGGAAGCTCCAGGTACCACTCCAGGAACCGTCTCCACGCAATAAGTCAGAAAAGATCGCAATTTCGGAAATCGGAAATTTTCTAAATATCTCTATGGATCTATTCCACGGACTACTACTATTGCTGTTAGGTTGTATCTTATCGTTTATTGTAATGGGAGTTATTTTTTATGCTGAATCACCAGAAGAAGCTAAGAAAGAGGTAAATAACCCTATTCTTAACTTTTGGCGGTCTTTGAAATAAAATCGTTTTCTTCTTCGTTATATGGCCACACGTTTGGACTCTTTCTTTGGTTGTATCTTTCCTGCAAACTGTATTCGTTGAATATTTAGTTTACTAAATTTGTATTGTACTGTATTAGACATTATCTTATACCTCTATTAATTTTTGATATTTCTGGTTTTGGAAATCTACCGTCTGCTTTGTAAGAGTTGTACGCCCAATACCAATCGTTACCGTATTCGGCCTGGCAGTAAGATTTGACGCCAGAATCGATACTGTCATCATCACGCACACTAAAAATTTTAAATATATTAAGATAGAAGTCTTTTGCTTTATTTGTAACTGAGAACATGTTTTTATCACCTTTTTCTTTCGCAAATATTTAGCGAGAAAAAATCTTTTTTTGCTGTGCTAACTTTCTATAGCAGACTTACACATAATGCAAATAGCTACCAATAATGTACTTTGGTGTTTTAATAGGTTTGTGTCCGGCATGAAGATATGTCCATGTGGGTGGAAACATTAGAAGTCTACCTGCCTTAGGTTGTACAACTGTATCGTATTCACTAAATGATGTTTGACCACCAAAGTTATCATTTAAATATAAAAAGAATACTAAAAATCTCCTAGCACTATCATAGTCACCAACATCTACATGATTTTTAAATTCATCTTTATCATTAGGTAAATATCGTTTCATTCTTATTTGTTCAAAACCATATTGTTCAGGCCATTGTTTTTCTTTTATATTACAATCTTCTTTATACTTGTGTACATAAGGTCTTAAATGTAAATAAAGACCTTGCACCATAGCTTTCCAATCTTCATGTTGGTTTAGATTGATTTCTGTAAAGTGTCTATGGTTCTCTAAATCTGTGGAAACTTGTTGGTCTTTGTTTGCTTCAAACTTATCAATAAGAGTTTTGCATAAGTTAGGTTTTAAAATATCATCATACGTCTTAATATACTTTTTCATAACACCATTATATATTATTCCTTCCTAAAGTCAAGTCCAATATAAATAAAAATAAACTTCGTGTCTAAAAAGAAGAAAAGAAAACCTAAGAAAAAGCAACCTTGGGGATATCAACCAAATAGCCCTCTTACAAAGTATCTTTACCGTATTAAAGTCTTAGTAAATTAGAGTCAATTTATCTTTACAATTTATTGACTCGATTTACAAAATAGCTGTAAATTTTGTAAAGTTTGTCATATAAGTATTATTATGAGCGAAGAAGATAAAAAGTACCTACAAGAAAAACACAACAAGGGTTTAATTCTAAATGATGATGACCACGATTGGGGTGGTTGTCCTTCTACATACGAAGAAGAATCGGATAAATAATCCTATACGTTGAACTATTAAGTCGGAAGTAGGCAAATGCCGAAGCAACGCACCTAACTTTAACAAGGAGGGTGGTATGAATTTCAAATGGGATTTAAAATCATTGTTTAAGAAAAAACAACAAGAGATTTCTAAAAAGGCTCAATTGAGAGAAAGAAGTAAACAATCTTTAGCTAGACCTAAAGCAAAATCAAATATTACTTCTAAAGATCCAAGATTGCAGAATATCTAAAAATAAAAACCCCCTAGTATTATCTACTAGGGGGAAACAACAACAAAAAGGAACTGTTATCTTGTATATACGGCGAAAGTATCAGCCATATCCATGTGTATAAAAGATTGAGGTCTATCATAACCAGGTTTTGATTTACCTCTATATCTGTATCTCACATTCATAGCATTTTTAGATGCCGAAATTTCTTTAAAATATTTTAAATACTTAATTGGTATATTATAAGCTATACAAGGGCCTTTGTATTTAAAAGGGTCGACCATATATTTTGATAATAATGGCATTACAACTTTGTCAAAAACTTTTTTTCTTCTATTCATAGTATCTCCTATCTTAAATATAATGGACCAGTCCATTGAATTGCATAATTACCAGAAAGTACATTACCTCTTGGTGAGTTTAAAGCAGGTGCATTGTAGCCAGCAGCTTTCAATATATCACCTTTTTTAAAGTGTTTAAAATCTTCTTTTACAATAAAAGCAAATACACCGGTGTCTTGCACAATCTTAATGTACTTTTTACCTTGTGATACTTTTGTTTTATTATCCCAATTGTCAACTTGTTCTTTACAGTAACCAGTTAACTCTTTATCGCCGTGGGTAGACCATCTTTTATAATCTTCTTTAGCGCCTGCCATCATATTAGCTACGCCTTGTTCTAGTGTGTTTGCTGTTTGTTCAACTTTTATCATAGTGTTATTGTCCTTCTTTGTTCATTGTTAATACGGTAAGTATACCACAAATTAGCATGATTGTCAAGCAAATAAAAAACATTGTCCAGTTTTCATTTCCCATACAATGACCGCCACAATCCTCAATTGAACCGACAGCTAATATGGCAGATAATATAGTAGATATTGAAAAAAATGTAGTCATTAAGCATTACCCATTTCTATATCAAGTATTTCATCAATATTCCATTCGTCAATATCAATCAAGTCAAGGTTATCAACTTGCATGATTTTTGCTTTAGCAGCTTCTTTGCTAATAGATTGGTTTTTAAGTTCAAGTAATATTGCGTCAACAGCTGTTTCAGCTAAATCCCAATAGTAGTTTTTTGTTTTAGACATAGTGTTGTTCTCCTTTGTTGTTTGTTAATAATAGTATATCAAAGATTTGTAGCAGAGTCAAGCAATTTCTTTGCTTAGCTTCTAAAATTCTTTGTTTTAGTGTTTTTTTATCTTTTTTCATAATATACATATACTATACACTAAATATAAGCAATAGTCAAGCAAAAAATTCAATAAAATTAAAGAAAAAAGCGAGTAAAATCAACAATTTATGAACTATTTTGTTCTCATTTTGTTCTTTTTCACTATTTCCTGCTCTGGAATGCGTGAAAATTGCAAAATTAAACCAGATTTAGAGCGAATCGGCGAATCAGCTATAGAAAACGTAGAAAATTTAAGTGAAACTGAGTGGCGAGCCGCAAATGTAAAGTGTAATTACTAGTATAAATAGTTTTAACATGGAAAATTGTAAAAATTGCGGACATAAGTGTCATTGTGGAACATCCTGTACACAGGAACACAAAGATGGCGATAATAAAGACATTTTAATACTTTGTTGTAATCATTGCCGTTGTGATTCGTATATTGATGAAGAAAAATATAATATAGAAAGTTAAATCATGCCAAAAATGAGATTATTTAAGTTTTGGAACGCTGATGGCGTTGAAAAAGAAAAAGAAGATATAAGTTTAAAGAAAGCAGTAAGAGCTGTACAAGGTGATTTTAAAGATCAATCAATAAGTGTTGAATATATCAGTAAAAAAGGCAAAGAGATGTGCCATTCTATTGATATACCAATGGGTAGAAAAATAAGACAAGCTATAATATCAGAAAAAAATAGACTTGCTCAAAAAGCGAAATTAGAGGCTAATAGGCGATAATGGCCGGTGTTAGTAGAAGTGGCGATACAGCAGGTGGTGTAATGAGTAATACTCAATCAACTGTTAGTGTGAATGGTATCAAGGTTATCGTTGACGGTGATCCTGTAGCAGCACATGGTACTTTTCCACATATTGCTCAAGTAGTAAACTCTACAAATCAATCTACTGTAAAAATTGGTGGTGTAAAAGTTGTAGTTGTTGGAGATCCTGCTTCTATATGTGCTGAGCCAGCAACAGGTTCAAATAATGTGTCAATAGGTTCATAAAAACTGGATAAATATTACACATATGGCAAACTATGACGCTTCTATAAACAACGAGAGTAATAGATCAAGTAGAATCTACAAAGATTTAGATTTAGACTTTGGCCGTAATACTGTTACAAGTGACGTTAATAAATTAACAGATGTTGAAGCTGTAAAAAGAAGTGTTAGAAATTTAATTAATACCTCTCACTTTGAGAGACCATTTCATCCTGAGATAGGTTCTAATGTGAGAGCAATGTTGTTTGAATTGGTAACACCACTTACTGCTTTAAACTTACAAAGAAAAGTAGAAGAAGTATTAGTTAACTTTGAACCAAGAATTAAGTTAGTTCAAATAGTAGCTAGACCAAATATTGACGCTAATGCATATAATTTAACAATTAGTTTTTATGTAATAGGTACAACTCAACCTGTTACAGTTGAAACATTTTTAGAGAGATTAAGATAAAATGGCCAGTAACAAATTAGAAGTTTCACAATTAGACTTTGACGCAATCAAACAAAATTTAAAAACATTTTTACAAGATCAATCAGAATTTCAGGATTATGATTTTGAAGGATCAGGTTTTGCCGTTCTATTAGATGTTTTAGCTTACAATACACATTACCTAGGTTTCAATGCAAACATGCTGACTAATGAAATGTATTTAGATTCAGCAGACATAAGAAAAAATATTGTGTCATTAGCAAAGATGTTAGGTTATACACCAACAAGTGCAAAATCATCAACAGCTAATATTGACATTCTAGTAAACAATGCCTCAGGCACAGAAATAACAATGTCAAAAGGTACAGCGTTTACTACAACAAATAATAATATAACATATCAGTTTGTTACTAATGCTGATATAACAACAACGCCTGTGAATGGTGTTTATAGATTTAATAATGTATCGATACATGAAGGTTCTTTAGTTTCGTTTAATTACATTGTGGATAATTCAGATCCAGACCAAAGATTTACTATACCAAGTATAAATGCAGATACATCAACTTTAAAAGTAACAGTACAAAATTCTTCAAGTGATACAACAACATCAACGTATTCACTTGTTAGTTCATTATCAGAGTTAAACTCTACATCTAAAGTTTACTTTACACAAGAAAGTGAAGACGGTAAATTTGAAGTATATTTTGGTGACGGTGTTTTAGGAAAAACATTATCAAATGGTAACATTGTAAAATTACAATACATAGTTACAAATAAAGACGAAGCTAATGGTGCAAACGTATTTGCTTTATCTGGTTCTATTGGTGGTTTTTCAAATGTTTCTATAACAACTAATTCATCAGCACAAGGCGGATCAGAACCTCAATCTAAAGAGTCAATACGTTATAATGCTCCACTTCAATTCTCAGCACAAGACAGAGCAGTTACAACTGCTGATTATGAAACAAAAGTTTTACAAATATAT